AGCCGACCCGGGTAGCGGGTACCCACACCCATGCAACAACCGGAGCAGCCTGTGCTACTCGGGCAGTACCATGGGCGTTTGTACAGCCACAGTTGTGTGCTTCCGCAGTTGCGGGCACGGTGAGGACAGCGATTGCTGCCAATGAAATAAGGAACTTCATATTTATCTCCTTCCTTACGTTAGATTAGACGTATAACTCTTGCTTTTTATTCACTACTTTCTTCACTTTCTTCATAAAAATCTGATGCGACCCCTTCGCGGTTGTGGAACTTCATGATTACTTCTTCATCCATGATCTCCAAAGCGTTCTTACGAAACTCGTCATCTTGCAGGCGTTCAACCCACTTGGTTGCCTGGAACTTAGCTCCGATTGGCTCTCCAACCTTGTCAAGCAAGGTGTACCATGCGCCAGAGCGCTGCACACGCGAGGATCCAGCAATAGCATCGAACCAACTGTCTTCGTCTTGGACGCCGATGTCGTCGCCCCACAGGATGCGGAAGTTACACTGCCGACCCTGCGTACCGAAACGAGACTTCTCAAGTTTCACCTTAACTTCTGAACCAATACGGAATCCCTTCTCGTCCAGAACGAAGCTAGCCTTTGCCTTGCGACCAGTGAGCCAGATACGCATCGAGTAGGCATAGATCATAGCCTTGCCACCCGGGGTCATATACGGCGTAGTCATGGCTTCAGCCGGAAAACGGGTAATGTTAGTCTTAAGCTGGTTAAGTACAAGGAACGTGCTCTGAGAGTTCGCAATGGGCACTGTCAGCTTGGACATGCCCTTCGCAAGAATGCGAGCCTTTACAGCCATAGACGACAAGGGATTGAAGTCGCCCTCAACATCTGAAACTGATGGCGTGAGAGCCAGAGAGTCCCAGATGAACAGCATACGATTGTCGTTCGATCCTAGTAGCTCTTCAATAGTTTCCAGAACAAACTCAACTGAAGTTGCCTGCACATATAAAAGGTTAGTAAGATCACATCCGGTACGTTCAAGGAACGCGGGATCGATAGCCGACTCACTATCAAAATAAATAACGTCAATGCCCATCTTCTGGGCGTTTGCCGCGATCTGCGCAGCCATATAGCTCTTGCCGGTGGATTCTAGTCCTGCAATCTCGGTGACCTTGCCGATAGGAATGCCGGATAGGCGACCGCGACAGATAATAGAATCTAGCCAGCGAGAACCTGTGGGAATCCAATCCTTCACTTCTGTAGGATTGGCTTGGTTTAAATCGTGTGCTACGTTCTGTCCAGCCTTTTTGTTGATCAGATCGCGCATGTCTGCGATGGAAAGCTTTCCAGCGCCATTGGATTTCTTAACTCTAGCCATTCTCAATTTATTCTCCTGAGTTATGGTTATATAATACCATAGATTGTCTGGTTTGTCCAGAGGTTTCTACAGCATTGATATGATTTTATCTAAATCTTCTGCGTTTGTCAGGCTAAGATTTGATTTGTTATAACGCCCCTTGATCTTCACCGCGCATGTAAAACTAGTAGTGCTATTCTCGCCGGACGATGGCTTGAAGCGGAATCTTAGATCACAGGACAGTCCCAAGTCTTTAAACATCGGTATCCCAAGAAGCTCTTGAGCCTCTGGTTTCAGAGCATACAGCCCCCGGGCATCGATTTGAATACACGAATCGCCCTTATCGCTATAGTAACCGGCAATGTGAGAAAAGTCAAACGGAACCTTAATATCGGTTTTGCCACCAAACCATAAGCCCTGTAACTCTCTCTTTAGCTCACCAGTATTCAGTGATCGCCTAAGACCAGCAATTTTTTCATTTTTATCGCGGTTTAGTCGCGGATCCTTAATGTCTGGAAACTGCGCGTTGGCATTAAGCCAATCGAGCAGATAATTGTCGAACAAAGGCTTGAAAATATCTTCGTTCTTAGTATACCCCTTTGTGCGGCGTGGCTCCCAAGTTCCAGCAGCCGTATTAAATTGAACTTTAAACTGCCCAAAATCGGCTGAGAGCGCCGTCTTTAGTTCTACGCTCATCACTGTTTCCCCGTTCTTCTTGATGGTAAGATCGGAACCGGGGGAGGAGCCAGCAGTCTTGGCTGTGATTCCCATGTGGCTATACCGCTGGGTAATTTCATTTGCTATCTTTTTTTCAAAATCCATCCCGGCAGATGCAGCGGTTCGCTTCTTCACCTTAACATATACATAAACGCTGCCGGCTTTGCGATCAACAAGCTCTAAACGCCCGATACTACTGCCGCCGCCAATAGGGTTGTGAACAAACCCTAAAGGAGTGAGCATTTGAATCAGCTTTTCCATTGTCTCTGGACGTTGATCGTCCAAAACTCTAATCTGATTTTTAACGATCTTATAGTCGTAGCCTTCTGCCTCGATAGCACGAAGAGCGCGCTTCAAATTGCTCTCTGGAGAATCTCTCGGCGATGGCAGAGGTTTGTCTAGATCCTTTTCCATTTCAGGGGGAACATCTAGATCTTCTTTCAGATACCTGCGCCAGCCTTCCATAATCGGTTTCATCTGCATTACCCTATAATTAGTATCTCGGAAGAGGAACCCATAACTTTTTTGTTAACGTTCTTCATGCCATACGTCCACTCGGCATCAACAATCTTACGGTCACAATACATGTCGCGGATCTCTTCGCAGTTATTATAAGACATAACCCAATCAGTTCGGTCTTTTAGCAGTTCGTACAGCCCATTATGGTCAAAGCCTGTATGCAGATCGCCGTTAACGCCGTATAAAGCGTTTCTACTGCCTTCCAGCTTGTAAGGGGGGTCAAGGTACAGGAAAGCCTTAGGGTGCCAAGGGATGGACGTACAGAAGCCTGCATAGTCTACTCTGAAGTTGTTGGCGTTAAACCTCCGTAATCGCTCGATTGAGGAATCTGTGAACCGGGCGTATGATGCTCGCTTCGACCAGCCACCAGAGAAGGTGGCACCGGAGAAGCTGCTGCGGTTGATCGCATAAAACTTTGCTGCCTTCTCGTATGAGAACATATTCGACGAGGTTCGCAACTCTTGACGAAACTTATTGAAGTCTTCTTTGGAGCACCCGGACACAAGCTTAATGTTTTTCTTTTCTTCAACCTCGTACTCTGTGCGCAAAGCGGCAACCTCATTGGCTAGCCGCTCATTGTCGCCGCACAGTGCTTGCCAGAAGATGACAAGGGGTGCTAGCTTGTCATAGCCGATAACTTCCGTGCCTCTGTCTGCTACCGCTAACTCAACCGAACCGCCGCCAAAGAATGGCGAACATAGACGCGATACGTCTTCGGGAATATACGGCAAGATATGCTTAACAGCCCTCGACTTGCCGCCGGGATAACGAAGAGGAGTTTTCATTTAAACTCTGGAAAGAAAAAGCGGCAGACTTTAACCGGTCTGCCAGCGGACACTACTTACTTCTTCTGAACAAATTCGTAAAGCTTCTCAGCTTCAACAATGATGTCTTCAGTTGTGTAAGAATCGACAGCATTTCTCTGTCCCTCTGGCTTGAGATGTTCATTCTCAAACTGTCGGCTAACCCTATCACATACTATTCCTGTTGCCATTCCTAGTAGTTCTTGGCGGAGTTGGTATCCGCTTTTGTTTTTATCACTCATTTTATTTTCCTTTGTGTGTGTGTGTTGTGAGATACTAAATCCGGTATCTCGTCGGAAAAGGGGTGAGGCACCTGATAACCCTGTGCCTCCCTGTGGGATGGTTACATTACTATGCGCCCATCAACTCATCAAAGGCGGCATCGACCGGATCATTCGTAGTGGTCGGTGCTGCATACTTCTCAGTTTCCTTTGAAGATGTCTCGGCACTTTGATCTCCCGATAGATACTCATCGAGCATTGCCTCTACGTCAGCAGAAGTCTTCCGCTCAAAAAGCGTGTCGAAATCGGGAATGTTGTCCAGAAGCTCAGCGCAGCGCTCATCTCCTCCTACAGCCTCATCGCATAGGGGCGAGGAACGACGACGGGGCGTCAGCTTCGTTTGGGGAAACGATGCACCGGGAGGCTTACCATAGGTAAGATTCAAATCGGTGCCCGCTTCCGGGTCAGTAATGTCCCCATATTCTGGGTTCAATACAAGGCTAAGCAGTGACTCATAAGCCATCTTGCCATAGCCCCATGCACGGACACCAGAATCTTCTTCACCTCGTACGAGTACGC